TCACACCACCCTGTCATCCTGCATCACGCTGTTGATGAAGAACGTCACCCGCCCCATCACCTCAACCTCTTCCGCAGCCTCCCCCTCTATCGCTTCACCATCATCACAAATCAGCGCCCTGCCCATGACTCTGGCAAACTGAGTCCGTCCGCCGCTGAGGATTAGCAGAACCTGATTCTGTACCAGTCTGGTGCACGGCTCGATAACCGCAAAGCCAGACGAGGTTTCGAGGATGCGGCTGTCCATGCCGATCCTGCAGATAATTTCCGGAGATAAACGCGGTGCTACGAAATCAGCCGCCGGTGAAGGATATCCCATCAGTGCACCCTCCCCATGCTACGCAGGATCCAGTACCTGTTGTCGCTACCGTCTTTCGTCTTGTCAGCGAAGCCTGGCTGATTGCGCTCTATCCATGCATTGGCGTCGGCTCGGGTGAAGTGCCAGTTAAAACCACGCAACTTTTCTATAAAGCTGTCTGTTCTCAGGTAGCGGTAGCCCTTTGGGTTAAGCTCTATGGCCGCAATAAAGGCGGCCTGAATATCTGAAATTCGGGGCATAATCTGCACTCCCTTTATTACTGTGTTTATATACAGTAGTTTCAAATGGAATGCAGATCAATTTGGGTTCGCCTATTAATTTTTAAGGCTGAATGTCTTCAGGCTGCTCTGTCAGTTCAAGAGAAGCTTCGGAAGCTCTTGTTTTCCAGATGCTATCCTCTGGCATATCGAGGCGAACGTCGATCCAGCTGTTGGCCGGAACATCCATAGGAGCCCCTTTTGTTTTGACGATCTCCCCTTCATCGCTCAGCATGTATTTGCGCTTAAACAGGCGAATGGTCAGAACCCCATCATCCCCTTTCGCAGCTTCAACAATACCGAGCTCACCCATCCCACCCGGATCCATCGGCGGCAGAAGTTGCCAGCCAGAAGATGCCAGACCGGCAGAGCCAGTCAGCGTATAAACACCGACATCGATGCGGCTTATATGAACCCCCTCGGCCTCCTCATTCGCCGTAGCGCAACCGCACCAGGAGAATCCGTCTTCGTCTACATCAGTTCGCTGGTTTTCTTCCTGAGACTTCACGATACGCACAACAGGTGATGCAGCCTTGAGCGTGCCGTCACTGGCTTTGGTTGTGTTACCTGAGGTATAGAATTCAACCCATGACCCAAACGTTCCGTTCTGAATCGCTCGAAGAAATGCTCTGGTACCCGAATCTGTGGTGGCAAATTGGGTCCTGTAAAGAGCATTGTTGCCTGGCATCTGAATGACACCAAACCCTCCTGTCAGCCCACCTGGACTTCCCCAGTTAGTTCCAGAGGAACCGTAGAAGCCAACCGGGCCAGCTGACCCTATTGCAGTCTGAATACCAACCTGAGAACCCAACCCAAACGCTTTGCCGGTTGTCATTACTCTGTCTGCGGTTGCGTCATTAATTGAAGTCTGCTCATCGCGTACTGCTGATGTTCCTAAACCAAGGTTTGTGCGAGCGTCTGCGGCGGTTTTCGCACCAGTGCCACCCTGGCCAACGCTGAGCGCGGTAGTCAGCCCGGAAAGGGCGGTGATGTCGCTGTTTGCCCCTTTCTTCGCCAGCGATTTCTGACCCGGTACCGTGACGGCCACGCCGTTAATCGTGATGGTGACGTCTGTCGTACCGTTCATCACATCAGCGAAGCCGCTCATGTAACGCTGGTACATAGTGAAGGTTTCAGCGATGTCCTGCGCCAGGCCATCCACGCTCAGGCTGTCGCTCAGCAAAATCGAATACTTCGTTCCCGCAGGGATTGCAGGGCTTGCCGCAGGTGTCACGGTGAGACTGGTTGCCCCACCGATAGCAGTAATCTGGAATACCTGCACAGGGCTGGTCATTGCAATAACGGTACAACCGTTACGAATAAGAGAACCAGCAGCAGTGAAGTTTGTGCCGGTACCTGTAAGGGTGTTTCCGCTGATGGCGATAGTGCCAGTGGTATAAATCATGTTTTCTCCAGGCAATAAAAAAACCCGCCGAAGCGGGGTTTGTTCAAAACTGAATGGGTTAGTGGCAGGTGGTGCTGGTGAACGTGTTGGCGCTCACCCATGACCAGTTAAAGGGATAACCGGCGCGGTACTGCGTCTGATTGTTTTGTTTACGGACTCCGTAGATCTGGACGCTGCTTTCCTGTCCGCCGACCAGGGCTGTTCCGGTGCATACGGGTTGCTGCTTCTCAATAACGCCAGCGCAACCGGAGAGCAATACCGCTACCGCCAGGCAAAGAATCATATTTTTCATAGTGGTTATATCCCAGGGCATTCATGAAGCTACACAATAACAATATGAATCAACGGGATATAATTGATTTGGTAGATCAATTACTCGAAATTGATCGTTCAAAACGATCAATCATAATTGGCGCAGTTAATGGCCATAATCACGTTCCTCAGATTCGAATACGTAACGTTCTGAAGGTTGCCGCCAGGGGTTGTCTGCGGCCTGGCGAATATCCGCGTATTGCTTCCCTCAAGTTTTGCCATGCTCTTGTATATGGCCGAGTAGGGCTGCGGTTGACCGCCAGCCGATACAACCCCGGTAATTAGTCCCAGCATGGCAGGCATGCAGGCCCACTTCCCCGCCAGAGTTGTATTGATGTTGTATCCTGAGCTGGCATCCACCCCGGCGGTACCGAGGGTGACAACATCGCTCAGCGTGCGCGTTTCGTTTGTTAAAATCAGCGTCCCTGATGCATCCCACACAGCCAGCCCGTAGTCTGGCTTTGTCTGCGGGAAAATAGAGAAAAAATAAACGTACGCTGTGCCGGTTGCATTCGGTCTGAGAAAATCAATCGTGATGGTGTTCCCGCTTATCGTCTGAGTGATTTCGACCTCAACCGTGCAATGAACGAAGGCGACAACAGGCTGGCCTGCGGGGAATGTGTGCGTCACTTTGGTATTGAACCCCGATGTTCCCTGAAGTGCCGCTGTCTTTCGCGCCTGAAGAGCGATTGGCGAGCTGTTCGCGGTCACCCATACTTCCCCGCTCGTGGTCGTTAGTAAAACGCCATACTCCGCCATTTATGCCCTCTCGATCTGGAAAATGAGATAAGCCGCTGCCGCAGGCTCAGTCCCTGCTGAGTAGTCGGTATCGCCTGCTGCTGACACTGTTGCTGTTCCCCCCGAAATGGTGATCTTCCTCCGACTCGTACCAAACTGATCGCCGTTCATGCTCTGAAAATAGGTCAGCCTGCAACCCGGTGGAAGCGCTACGGTGTAAGAGCCTGTTTTCTGGTTCTGGGCCAGCTGGAGATAGCCGCAAACGCTGACAGGCTTAACGCCATAGTTGTTTACCTTGCCTGATGCGTCCCATGTCTGAACACCATATTCCGCCATTCATTTCTCCTGAAAAAAAGAGGCCCCGTAAGAGGCCTCCCGTTACCATGTTCCCGTTATTCTCCCGATCTGCACCCTCAACACATTGTTGGAATCCCGCACGCTGATCGTCTGGTTTGTCTGTTTCATTGCCCCCTCACCAGCTGTCGAACCGTAGTTCTCAAACGTACCGCCCTTATCCAGCCTCCACCCGACTGAACCAGCGACATAGTTATTGGACTGGATGTAGTTGCCGATCTTGGCGTTGCTGATGGTGCCGTCCTGGATGAACGTATCCCGGATGAAGGTCTGTCCGTTCTGGATAACGAACGGCAACGATACAGCCCCACCAGCCTGCGCCATTACCGCGAAACGGTCAGCCACAAACAGCACCTGTGATTGCATGCCGGACGGCGTATTCTCCACGCCGATCCCCATCCCTGCCGCGTAAAGCTGACCATTGCTGGATAACCCGACCTTGATGCTGTACATCGCCTTCAGGTCGCCGTTGACGTTCGCAATGGCCTGCGCGTTGGTGGTGATCGCTGAAGTGTGCCCGTTGATGGTCGCCGTGATGCCGTTTATCTGCGTGGCGGTGGCCTGCTGGTAATCGGAGAACGTCTGATTCAGGCTGTTGATGGATGCCTTGTTGCCGTTCACGTCAGTCTGCAAACTTAGCAGCGAACGTGCTGTTGCCTCCCTGTCGCTTGCCATGACGTTATCAATACGATCGATGCTGGCCTTACTGTCACCGTACTGCGCGCTGAGTGTCATCCGCTGATTAACCTGCGCAAGCGTACTCGTTATTAGCGCGATGGAGTTACTCTGAATGCCGCCGCTGGCAGTATCTGTCCTTGCTCCCAGTTCCTCCAGACGGGATGCCATTGATGAAGTCGTGTCGGTGACAACCTGTCGCAACGTGGTGATATCAGCAGTATTTTGCGAGCTGACTTGTTCGGCCGCATCTGCCTTACCTGATGCAGCGTCAGCTTTACTCGAAGCCGAATCAGCTTTATCAGAAATGACCTGAGTACTCGCAGTAAGCTGGTCGACAGCTGTCGCCCTCGCCTGCGTTTCATCTGACAGAGCCTGCCTTACCTCGGTAATTCCCGCCTCGTTCTGCTCAGTTTTTGCCTCAAGACGAGTAACATCCGTGACGCGAGCCTCCGTCTCAGTGGCGATCACCTCCCGGAGTTGTTCGAAGGTCGCAGAGTTAGCGCCCTGCTGGGCTGTCTGCCGCACGACAACATCAGCAATAGCAAGCGCGTTGCCGATGATTGCTTCTGCTGTCTGCTTATTCGATCCAACCGCCGCTGCAAGACCGTTTGCATTCTCTTTGATTGCATCAGCCAGTTCTGCGAACTTTTCACTGCTCTCCACCGCGCTCTCGATCAGGTCTTTGAACGTATCAGTCTCTTTAATCTCCTCCAGGATTGCATCGGTGATATCGCTAAAGTCATCCGTTGGCTTTCCTGAAGCCTCAACAAAATCAGAAACCCCGAACGCGTTGCGTGTCCGGACATAAACGTAATAGACGTGGTCAAACTTGAGCTTTTGAATGGTCCACTGGTTCCCCCTTCCGAGGAATTGAGTTTTGTTCTCAATATCATCGGTTAATGGGATTGGCGCCTCGCCAGCGTACCAGAACTCAAAAGAGGTATCTGATGTTGCCGTTACAGACATAACTGGCACCAGAGTGGCCTGTAATGGTCCGGGTAACGTATTCAATATCACCGACGTTCTGGGTCATACCAATTTCTCCGGGCAATAAAAAACCCAGCGAGTGCTGGGTTTTTATTAAGATGGTGTTTTTATTTCCACTTACAAGCCTGTGATAAATTTTCCAAAACTTTATCAATTTCTGACAGGTCAAATTCAACTACTTGCATCGTGGTTCCGTAAGGTTCAAAACCAAATATTACTTTTTTATGTTTAGCCAATTCCTTTATAAATTGTATTGGCTGCGGAGCAAATGCCGCATCACCGCCTTCCCCGCCACCCCACGTTTTCTTAACTGGTTTTCCGTCATCAAGTCGCATTGTTATTCTTGGGCTATCTGACCCCATATAGTCGCTGAATGATAAATAGACATCCGTCTTATTGTCGCTGCAACGCAGTACGAGAGTTGTCTCACGGGTTGAACCCGCTTTGTTGTAGGTGTCAGGCGATGTATTAAGAGCCACGAAGTCAGTCTGGTCAGTCATCTTATTTGTCTCTGACTTGGTAATCCACGAACCGACTTTCTCTACACCAGCGTTTGCAGAAAACGATGCTCCAATGACTAAAGCTAAAATAAGTCTTTTCATATCCCTATTCCCATCAGTATAGAATCGGACTAATCCTAGCAGGGATTTGCGTAACGACAAAACCCGCAGTTAAGCGGGTTTGATTGTCACTACGGAAATTTGTAGTTAGAAAAGTTTGCGAAGGTCTACGCCATATACGGCAATCCATGCAGCGCGAGGCCAGGATTTCACAGTACCAAAGCGCGGGTCTTCAACCTCGTGTGGCTCAGCGTCATTATCACGGCACCACTTGCGCAGTGGCTGCCATTTGAATTTCTGTCCGAGCTTCTTCTCTACAGGGCAAGACAGGGGATCGACAACAGCTTTTGTTGGTGCTACATTTACAGCAGTTGATGAAGATTGTTGCATGTAAGACTCCAATCAGTAGTTAATGTAAGCCGCCAGTCCTACCTGGCGGTTTTTCTTTTTGCGCCATCCCATGCGCCCATCAGTGAATCCATTCATCTTCGCCGCGAAGTTTTGCCAGCATCGGCTGAGCACGACTTACGACAAAATTCGTGTTATCCAGATTCTGCGCTTCTCGAAGTAAAATCTTTTTGGTTTCGTCCGTCATGTAACGGGTTTCATGTGCGATATCGCGTAGCTTGCCTGAAAGTTCAGATCCCAGTTCGCGTATCGCAGGATAGAGCTTCTTGCTGATCTGCTGGCTCTTTTCCATCCAGAGCTGCAAGTAACAAAGACTCACCAACTCCTCATCAGAAAACTGCTTGGCGATGGGTGAGTCCTTAACCTCGCGATCCAGGATGTCCAGCGCCCAGCGTCGGAAATCTTTGGCCTTTGGTGTTGAGGCAAACATCGCAACCAAATGAGCGCCTCGAAGTGAATAAACCCTGACCGATTTGTTACGTAAGCTATTGTTTATCCCGTTGACCTTCATATTGAGTGTCAATGACATCGACTCGGAAAACTCATCAGCATTACGTGCATAAATTTGGCTGATGGCATCAGTTTTTTTATAACCGAGTGCCTTCGCCAGTTCGGTGGAGGTAAACCAGATAGCCCCGCCTTCTGTCACTGGGTTAAATGCGAATCCTTGGAAGTTGTAATCTGATTTTGCTACAATATTCATGTCGATATTTTCCTTGCCGGATTTGTTCGATACCGAAGCCTGACGGTCTGACCACCGTTGGGCTTCAACGTTTTTATGCTTGAGCACTTTTCTCACCTGCCAATCCATACACCTTTCTCAGCTGGTAAATCAGTTCCGTATTGAACTGACGACACTCATCTCCACCGTTCTTCTCGATTGCTTTACGCACGTCCTCAGGGAAACGAACCTTGCGCTGGTACATATCTTTTGCCTTTTCCATTAAACCCTCCAATAAATGCCCCACCGTGAGGCACCTATGAAGTGTCACACCGTGCGTCATTGCTGTCAACCCCACCGTGGGGCATAATTTACTTATTGTGAATTTTTTGTAGGCATAACGCTGAACATGAGCAGAGAAGATCCGCAGCTACGAATCAGGCTTCCAGTTGAACTTAAAGAGAAAATTGAAGACTCTGCCAAAGTTAACAACCGTTCAATGAATGCAGAAATTGTGCAGAGGCTTGATGGTAGCTTTTTGGCAGAAGTGTCAGATGATGAGGTCATCTCTGCCGAAGAGGCTATTCAGATAGTAAGCAAGGCAAGGGATGAGCTATCAGCGATAATTTTCAAAAGAACTTTCTCTGAGATTAATAAAAAGGTCAGAATTGGTCACACCACCTTCCATATCCACCTTGATGATTTGGAGCTTGATGGGCTAAGCGATGAGGATTTCGATACCGTATTCCAAAAAACTTTCCTACGCCTTAAAGAGCTTGGTTATGAGATATGGGAAAAAACTTGGGATGTGACCGGCTTCACTGCTGAGATTCCTGAGAAAAAGCCCACCTGAGTGGGCCATTTAGTGCGGCCCATGCCTCTGCGCATCCATCGCCAGCATCTGTTCTGCCCAGTCCATAACCTCGTCGTATTTCTCCTGGGTTGGCACCTTGCCTTTATCCTTTTGCGGGAACTTGGCATTCATGGCAGCCCGGAAGCTGGTCATCGTCATGTTCCAGGCGTCCGACTCGCTCATTCCGAGGTGGGCAACGGCGGTGTAGCCGTGGCTGACACTTTCATCCTCCCACCGGATAACCTCCGGATTCTCAGCGGCGACCTTCCGGCACAGCAAATACCATTCACCGTTACTTTTAACGTAGCCCGTGACCCGCCGCCCGCTGTCAGTGATAACCCATACCTTTACGAAGGGCTCAGGGAGCCTCTGCTTGACCGATATCAACGCCATCATCGACTCCCGTTGCACATGCAGCCGCCCCGGGCAATCCAGATGCCAGCGAAAGCGGTGTTAGTCGGATCAGGCGGGATCAGGCTTGTAGCGCATCCATACTTATCTAGCCCCCTCAGAAGCCCCAGAGAGGCTTTCCATCGGTCAGCAAAAGACAGGTACCGAAATGAGCGTGATGCGCCGTTGGGCCCTGTCTGAGAGCTGATGTATTTGTCACCCTGCCCCAGCGCCATTAGCCCCAGCAGGTAGGACTGTATTAGCAGAGCGGTTGCGGGAGGGTAATGCGCATCCAGACACTCCTGAATGCTGCCAGCCTGCTCTAAAAGAGCATGCAGGATGAAATCAGGCAGCGTGATACCGACTGACTCCAGATATTCCTTGGCCTGTACTGTGGTAATCATGCGAGCCTCTGATAAGCCCTCCGAAGAGGGCATAAAAAAACCGCCTTAGAGGCGGCCGTTATTCAGCAGGGAAAAGCTTTTCGAGTTCACCTTCCGGCAACAATTCGGTGAGCTTCTCCAGGCCCAGGTTGCCTTTATGCTCAATGCCCAGCGCATCGAGTCGGGCAATGACTGCCTCTTTGCGCGCTTTGTTGTCAGTGCCAGCGCCCGGGGTTGCAGGTACCAGTTCCGCAGCAGCTTTATCGGACAGCTTGCGCACATGCGGTTTCAGCGACGGATGAACTTTGCCCAGCTCAACAACGTCACCAAGCGCAACGCCGTGCCACGGCTTAACCACTTCGTATTTTTCAGCCATGATTGCTCCTTAAGCCAGGTTAGCGCCGTAGACCACACCGGACAGACCTTCGCCGTCCTTCTTAATCTGCAAACCTTCTGCGGACATGATCTGGAAGTTGTAGTTGCTCTGCGGCATCAGGCGCGGGAGCGGTACAATGCCCACAGCCATACCTACCAGAGGAGAAATCACATCCTGTCGGCGCTCGTACGCCAGGAACTCGTTACCTTCCAGTGCATAGGTCATCTGGATAGACTTAGCAGGAATAAACTTGCTGATCGCATCCAGAACGGTTCCGCTAAGCAGCGCATTTGTGCCGGTGTTGATATCCACCAGATACGGCTTAGCCATGTTGGCCCAGACTTCAGGGCTCACCCACAGCTTGTCGTAAGCTGTAACCTTGTTACGGCGGGCAGTGAGGCCAAATGGACCTGTAGGGCCAAAGAATGCCAGTAGCTCAGCCGGTGTAGCGGCGGTGAGATTGATGTTGGCGCCGCCAGCGCCACTATCCCATCCTCAACGCTACCCTGCCACTTCTCAGCAGCTGAGATATTGAAGCCCTGCCGCTTGAGATAACTGATCGTCTCGGGTCGTGCCGAGTCGGCCTTGATGGGCCAGTCACGCGCGCCCGGAATCGTGTCGTAAAGCTCTGGCATGTGGTCGAGCTCTGTCTGCTGACCGTATGCCTCGTATTCGATGTACAGCCGGTTGTGCAAGATGAATGAACGCACCAGCGTGTTAGGGTCTTTGGCGAAACCGAAGTCAGCTCCGAAGAACAGACGTTCTGCCTCTTTCCATAACTGGTCCGAGAACTCAGCGATCCGGTATTTTCCGGCCAGGACCTGTTTATCGGAGTTTTCGAGGTAAGCACCCTCCCACACCCATGCGTATGTTGCCGGGTCGAGGCGGCGCTGATCGTTCTGTCGCTCGCCTTCCAGCACGTCAGGGAACCACGGGTTATCCGTATAGTTCATTTCAACGGTGATGCAGTCGTCGCCTGCTTCTTTGCGGAAACGCTTATCAGTGGCGCTACCGTCACGCTCCGGGTTCCACGTCACCCAAATCTCTGAGCCTTCTTCACGAACTGTTGGGCTCAGCTTCTGCCAGGCTATTTCACTGACTGATTCAGCCTCGTCGACCCAGCACAGCAGAATGCGCGCTTTCGACTTGATGCTGTCGAGATTATGCCGTAGACCGCAGAACACGTAGTTAACGCTCTTGTCGATGGTGCGGATGTACTTTTCGCCGATGTCAAAGTTGGAAGCCAGCCAGGGAACAGACAGGATCGCCTGTTTCACCTCCTGCATGCTCGACTCTTCCAGCGAGTTCATGAATTCACGCGCGCAGAGTACCACCCCGCTTTCACCATTCATCATCGACTGATACGCCTTTACGGCAGTCATCAGCGCGAATGTGCGGGTCTTGGCGCTGCCACGTCCACCGTGCGAGCATCGGTAACGCTTATTCACGGCGGTGAACAGTGGCGCAAGCTTCGCGGGGATCGGCAATTGAACGGCGTTACTCATGCTTTGGCTCAACAGGCAGTAGCTGGATGATTGTTGGCTGCGGCGTCATGCTGCCATCAGGGCTTGTATGCTCGACTTTCTGGCGATTAGTGTAGGCATCGCCCATTTCTTTGGCGGCCTGCTCGATAAGCTGCGAGGTCATGCCGTAGTTCTTCATCTTTTCAGCATTGGTCGCCATTCGGTCGAGAACGCGCAACCGGTACGCTTTATTTGCGATCGGGATGTCGGCGATCTCATTCTGGAATCGTTTACGGGTAGCGTTGAACAGGTCAATCCACTTCTGGCTCAACTTGGCCGCCATTGCGTTGCCTGGCGTATATTGCGACACCTGCTGCCGTGAGACATCAATGCCATATTCAGCCTTTACAAGCTCAATGACTTTTACTGGCGGCTCGTAGCAGGCGAGCGATTGAACGATGAAGGCTTTAACCTCTGTCGATAATGCTGCCATCGGTTACCTCCATGACAATCCTAATAAAGTCTATGCCAGCTTCAACATGCACGTCCCGCATGACCTGGCTATATCGATGTGAGCAACTTCCGCTGGCGCATTGGCCGCATCAACGAGCTCCTGTACTTCTTTGCTGGCACCGTATCGACGTACGACACCAGTGAATTCTTCGACGTCGTGGCCTCGCAGTGTAAGCACTGGCTGCCCGGTCTCTTTGTTGAACTTCGGCGCGCCGAAATCATCCGTGGCCTGTGCGATGTGGTAAAGCTCATGCTCTACCAGTGCGCAGAACTCGAGGTCGCTGCATTGTGAACAGTAATCGGCTGCCAGCGTGATGATGAACTTGGGGATTCTCCCGAACCATTCATACATCTGCTGTTCCATTCTGGCTTTCTGCCAGCCACCGGCGCGGAGCATTACCTGTTCAGCCTGACCGAGAACGTAACGCCCTTTCTTCGCAAATGAGTCAGACGCCCACATAAAGCAGAGATCAGCCTCAAGCAGGTGTTCGTGGTCAGGGTTATGGATGCTGCCGGAATCGCTGAGGATTTGGCGGCTTACCCACTCATGCACTTCATTTGCGGGAATGAGCCTGGTGTATGGCTGCCAGTTGTCGGAGGCGATGAAGTTAACTGGCGGATAAGGCCTGCGCTCGTCATCGTTAGCCATGGGTTACTCCGTTGCTTGTTCGGTCTGCTCTGTCGGTACTGGGGTGAACTCCACTCGCTTTACATCAGCAGGAGCGAAGTACAGCCACTGGCCCGTTTCCGTCGCCAGCGGCACAAAGCCGTTAACCAGCTCAGGCTGACGTCGTGACATCTTGCCCGTGAAGGTTTCGCCTGTTTGGGTGGTTAGGGTGATTTGGTAGATGTCGGTCATTGATAGCCTCTTTAACCGCTTGAAGGGATATTCAGCTATTTATCCCTTGGAGGGGATATCCATTGTTTGTGGCAACAAAAACCGCCCTCAGGCGGCATGAACCTAAGAATCATTAAAACGAGTCAGCAAAAATCAGATTTTTTCCCATTTGTTGCATGATTTGCATAAAAGAATACTGGCGTTATTTTTAGCCTCTTCTTCCTTTCTTTTCTCTCTAGCCTTGAGAAATCCGAATAAAGCAATTCCAGTCGTCAGGATCGCCATGATTAACTTTAGAACTTGATCGGCTGAAATCACTCCGGACGTATGTTGTGTAAAGCGGTCAGTGTTGAGCTGCTTATTTAATTCACCCGCTTTACGAACTATTGTATCAGTGCTCCCACAATATGGGCATTTAAGATTAGTCATATTCTCCTCGATGTTTCATCTATCTTACATCTCAGCTAATTGACATTTCAAGATATAAAACCCGCTATTGCGAAGCTCTGGTTTCTTTTTGGCAGTTCGCCTGCCACGCTTTGTTATGAGCCAGGATGTCGCGTTTCGTCTGGCGGTCAAGAATATCAATGTCGTGATCAGTAAGGTAGATTGGCTTTACCCAGTCACAGGCTGTATCAACCACCACCGGGACGCTTCCACGTGTCACGCAGCTCGCGATCAACATCGTCATCAGGCATGCGGTTAACATTCTGCTGTACATTGCTGGCCTCTTTCGTTGCTTCTACCCGGCGTTCGGCTGCTGACTCAATGGCCGAGGCCTTTTCTTCTGTGCGTTGTTGGTCTGCTTTTTCTTCAGCCTGTTCACGCCCGCGAAAACGGCCCAGACCAAACGCACCAAGCACCATCAGGATCGCAACTCCGATTGCCGCCAGTACAGATTTGAGTGTCGTCATAGGCTCACCCGCTCGCGCATCCAGCCATAAACGAATGATTCGTTAGCCGGACGCTGTTCTGCTATCTCAAGATAACGCTGGCCCTGGCTACAGTTCAGTGCGCGAAGCAATACGATTTCTCCTTCTCCGCCTCGTTTCGCCAGGAAGGACTTCAGCGCGCTGATACTACGTGGGCCGATCTGCCCGTCGGCGATCAGATCCGGATAGAGCTGCTGCTGGTTATTGAAAACGTTCAGCCAGCGCTGGAACCATTTAACCTGCACCGATGGCCCCATGTTCACACCGGTATCGCAAAGTTCGGCGGCAATAGAAGGGGAAACTTCTGCCACCTGGTCAAAGCGCGGGCCATACCAGTAATCAGACTCAAGGATCGCCAGAGCCTGCTCACGTGTAAGGTTTCGCATATCCCCGGTATAACCATGCGCGCGGGCAGTTGCCTGAGTAATTCCCCAGTTCGTTGGTCCGCCCTTATCATTCGGGTGATCAACATAACCGCCCTCTTTGCCGAGGATGGTGTTAAAGATATCGTCTTTGGTCATGGCTATTCCGTAATGACGACCTTCGCCAGGTTCCCGCGCGCCAGCCACACCGCCATGCAGATGACGGAGTTAAGCAGCAGATCGCCGAGGTTAACCTGTACGTAATGGCCGAGCAGAATATTGAAGGCGTTGAATCCGGCGGCAAGGATGACCAGATAGGCCAGCACCGCGACACTCAGGCGATGACGCTTTCCCTCTTTCCGGAAAAACATCAGCCTGACCATGATTAACAGGCAAACTATGGCGTTTGCATCCATCAGAAGAAGCTGCCATGTCATTTATCTTCCTCCCCCAGCCCAGGCATCTTACCGCTTTTTGATTTGCGGAGAATACGCAGCAGGACTGCCACGGAAATGGAAGCAGTGACAATTGCACCGACAGCTGGCGATACCTCAATGCTGGCCGGTGGCTTCATCAGACTTAACGGCGTGTTGATGATTCCGGCCATGATTTTCGCCATGGGAACGGAGAAGAACACGCCACTGATAAACGATATCAGAGCAAAGATAGCCTGCTTCCAGAGTTGATGGGGATCTGAGGTCAGAACGTATAGCGCAGTTCCGGCGAGTGATCCGAGCATCACTGCTGGAGTCGCCTCCGGAAACAGCGTGGCAAAGGTTACACCGACTGATGACGATGTAAGACCAACGCCTACGATAGTGAAGGTCTCAGACATATTTATTCCGTGTGTAGTTGGTTCAGGCCCTCGGGACGATTTAACAACAAGGCATGTCGAGGATGGTTCCCGGAGCCTGAAAAAGAAAAAAGGCCGCCAATCGGCAGCCTAAAGTAATTTTAATGCCGGGGTTTTTATCCACGCCCGGCGCGTGGTTTCCCAGCTTTCCACAGGCAAAGGAAATTGCTAAATTGTTTATTCCACAGACAATTAGGGAATAACCATGGATGTAGGATTACTTATCGCGTCCCTTAAAAACGGGATCGGCGCGCTTTCTGCTGTGCAGAGTAACGAGGTCCTGCGCGAGCGCATCGCTTTCATTGGAGAGCAGATCGACGTACTTCAAAAAGCCCATGCTGCCACCATAGAAGAACTTGCCGAGGCGAAGGCCAAGTGCGTAGAACTTACGAAGGAAGTAGCGGCTTACCGGGCAAAGGATGAGTTTGTCGAGCACATGGGTGCGGCCTTTAGAAAAAATCCCTCGGGTGGGTATATCAGCGCGGTTTATTGTCCCAACTGTCTTAAACAAGTCGGTAGCGGGTTCGATGACTTTCCTTACCATTGCGGCTCCTGCGGCTGGACTTCACGATTTGAAGGAAGGGAAATTGCTAACGTGATGAAAACTCTTCCGTAGTACCAATGATAACTTTCACAACTCTGGAGAAGTATTTATGAGCAGCATGCTTGACCCACAGAATTACAACAAAGAAATGCGTGAGAAGAAGATTGACCTGATGCTCTCAGCCATGGGTCCAATGAATGAGAAGTCGGCATTTCTTTTGGCTTTAATGATCAAACACTCAGATGACCCAGCCGCAACAATTAGAGAGATCGGAGACTGTATCGAGGCGGTCTACGGCGCGGGTGAAAATACTGACACATCTCAGGGGTCAAATTTTAGCGAGATGAGGCTGATGTACCACAGTGCCATAAGCATCTATCATAAGATTAAAGACATTTAGCAAAGCAAACCCCGTGATGATGCGGGGTTTTTATTGGGGCAAACAAACGAAAAAGCCCCACGGGGTTAACCGCAGGGCTTTAAACGAAGGCATTAACCCATCGTTAGAACAAAATTAACACAGATTCGGGAAAAGTAAATAGCTCACGATAAAATAGCGAACAATTGTTTAGCCTTATCGTGTTATCGCTCTCAGCTGTGATTCGGCCCAAGCTTCTTCAACGTCGAATTTTGATATCAACTGGTCGTAAAAGGGCTTCACTGATTTTTTCCAGGTGTCCAGAGTAATGGCGGATGATATCTCGCAAATGGCCGCATATGCTTCAGTCGATGGGATACGCTCATATCCACGCCCGCTGCAACGCTTGCAGGAACCAAACACCGGCACGCCCTGCTTCTTCGTTTCCTTCTGGTTCAATGCTGTCCCGCGTCCCCGGCAGTCGTTACAGGCACAGCTGACAACCTTCTTACCGTTGCAGGTCGAGCACAGCACCCGTACCACCTCTTTCACCTGGCGCTTAACCTCGAAATCACCCGGCGACTGCTTCAGGTCTTTTGCCCACTGCGGCAGCCTCATGGTGTAGTGCGATTTCATCGTAAAAACGTCAGCCTCAATGAACCCCTGCCCCTTACAGCATTCGCATTGCTTCACGCTGGCGGCGCTGCGGGAATAATCCTCGAAGGCGAAGGCGGCGAGCTGGCGCATCACCAGCGGCTTAATCCCGGCGTCCAGCTTGCGCAGCGCAGCAACCTTGTCGCATATGGTCAGCGCGTAATCAGCCAGCAGCGCGATAGCCCTCTCCCGGTCGTTATTGCTGATCCCCATCTTTCCGAGAAATGCGCTATACCCCATGGCGGCGCGTTCCTGGGTCATCCCCATCGCCGCCATGATATCTGTGCCCGTGAGTGAATCCGATGCAGTGGCGCGCGGGGAGTCGCTGATCATCGTCGATTTGGCGAAGTGATATTTCACGGTGTTTTCAAGATTCACGCTGCGGCCCTCTCTGGCTGTTTGGTCTTAGTCTGGTTCTGGCTGTGCTTTGCTACTGGTTGCAGGCTGGCGCGCTTAACGCTTTCAGCCTGGTACCGGAGGAAGTCGGTGTGGTTCATGCGGCCACCTGCTGCTTAAGTTCTTTGAGCTTGGCGCGGTACTCATCGCGGATCCGGATGAAGTCTTCCCGGCGGTAGTTGGTCATTTCGTGAGGGCCATTGAGCCAGTCGACATACTCCTGCCCGTAACGAGCGACCAGGCCAGCTTCGTATTGCTGCGTGACCGTAGCCTCTTTGGCGGTGTACTTCCCAGCCCCGGCATTGCAGGATTTGCACTGCTTATGGGCGTTGCGCTCTTCAAAGCGCAGTTCAGGGTTAGCCCCGACCGTTTTGAAGTGGCCGCAGTCCCACTGGCCGCCGTGCAGATCCGGGGGATTGGTCTCGCCGCAGCTGATGCATGGCAAACCAGCATCACGCGCGCGGATGTAGGCGTTGAATGCCTGCTGAGCCTGCGCCTTGTAGTACCCGGCAGGCCGTAGCTCTGCCAGGCGTTCCTTGCGGCGTTTGCGCCCGGCCTTCTCTGCCTCTTTCTGCTCCTTAATGCGCTTGGCAGCGGCTTTCACCTTCTCCTTCTCGCGTTCTTCCATCGCGAGGATTGCGCCGTGCTCCGGGCAGCACCAGCGGATCCGGATGTCGTGGAATTTCGGCACGAAGTATTCACCGCATACTTTGCACTTACGGCGGGATGGTTTACGCATGATTCCTCCGTGCCGCGAGACGCAGCCATTTCTGATCCACCAGGCGGGCGGTGTAGCCCTTCAGTGTTGGGATGTCGGACGGGTTAACCGCGGCCTTACGCTTGCGGCGCGCCGGAACTCGGAAGATTTCGTTTGTGATGACGCGTGCGAGAGGATTACCCACGGGAATCCCTCCACTCTTGCGCCCAAGCGATGCGCTTACTGGATGCCTCGGAAAACTTCACGCCGCGGTCGGTTCCGAACCAGTAAATCGCCTCGATCACGTCGACCATGTAGCGCTTGCTGGATTTGGATGTGCGGACGCCGAAATAAACGCGGCCACCGTTGATGCCCGGCGCGGATTTCTGCTCCTGGTCCTGAGTCTGATTCACCAGAACGGTGATGAGGTCCTTCCATTCCTCGCGGGTCAGCTTTTCGCCGTGCCAGACAACCTGGTCAGACAGGTCCTTCAGCAGCGGCCACATAAGACGGTTTTGCTTATCGGTTCGCGTCTCTTCCCGGGCCTCGACCACCATCGGCGCGCGAGGGTTTACCGGCAGGGAGCGAATGTACGCGATGAGATTGTCTTTAACGGTGTCGTTAACGATGCAGTAGTGCTGTTTCATACGGCCTCCTTAACGGAAACCGCAGAATGCAGAAAATCGCAGGTGCCGTTAAGCATCTGTGACAGGGTGAGGAGTTCAGATTGTGGTCGCATTTAAGTCCCCTTAAATGCGCAGAAGTCACCGGAGTTGTTCAGGCTCCGATGACATGATTATGGCGGGTTGATTTCAGAAAATCAAAGGTTACTAAACCGTGGATGATTTCTTTGGGTGAAATTTCCGGATTGCAGCATCGACACGATCGCGAGATGGTAAAACATCAAATGCTATGTTGTAGAATTCACCATCATACGCTTGCTGTCTGACAACATTAAATTCTTTGAACTGAGTCATTGGGTAGACCACTGGTTCATTGGAATTGGTAGAACGCATTACAGCTTTTGTTACCACGCTTATTTTATCAAGACCCGCTTCATCGTGCTTGATATCCCCTTCATGACCCAAACCAAAAACCAAGTAATCTTCCATTTAATCTCCTTTAAAATTTTGTCATGCGTCTAATTCGACCTACTATTTCATTAAACTTTGTGAGATAAATATTTGTTCGCATTTAGCCATAAATGGCTCTCTTCCTGATATTTCATGGTATAGGGCATGATTTAGCATGATTCCCTTCATGCTCTCTTCACAGTCTTTCCTGCTGTAAAAGACATTCACCGGTTCTTTTTCGGTGTTCAAGTTCACCACTTCCAAAGAACAACCTGACATATTGCTGAGGCTGGCACAGGTGCTCAAAACCAGCACAAATAGTTCGTGCATAAATGACTCCCTAATTACTGTGCTGGTTATATTGCCCAAACTTTAGCAGAAATTACGACTATTTTTTAACGGCGGCGAGCATCGCCTTATAGAGATCCGGGAATCGAGGACTCTCCCAGGGCAACCCCATGGCCTTACACATCTGATAGGTCGGCTCAAATGGCACCATCACCCAACCATCCGGAATCACCGGAGAGTTGCCGCTCACAGCCTCCTGAAAGCGTTCAAGCTCCACGTACTCCTGGCATGACCAACCGCCATCAATGAAATCACAAGCTTCAACAGCGTCGAAAGTGAACGATGTTTCACCACCAGTTGGTGAGGTTAAGCCGTACAGGTCTGCTACCGGCTTAAATTGCGTGACTGGTATGGTACCTTCATTGGTGAGGGTACCATCTGCACCCTGAAGCATGGCGGCGCGGCAGGCGTCAAACACTGCATTGTTAAACTTCACACCTTCAAACAAGATTTTTCCATCATGCTCAAACCAGAACTCGGACTTCTCAGCATCCGGTAAGAGGCTTTTAAGCACGCCATCGGGCACACTCTCCGGCGCTGGCGGGGCGGTGTAGAGCGGTTCAACGCCTGAGCAGTTGGGCTTGTAATCATTTAATATCCAGTAACCGACATAAGTTGGTGTTTTCTGGAAGTGTCTCCAAGCCACAGGCTCCGCTTCGAGCGATGCCAGTGCGATACGCGCCAGCTCGTTCAGGATTGCCACATCAGCGTGACCGAGGGTGTAACCAGCTTTCAAATCGGCAACTGCTTGGACGGCATGTTTGTCGATGTTGCTCATTGGGCGGCTCCTTCTGTGCGATACATCATGATTGTCAGATCGCCTTTAGTCGCCAGGCGCACCGTTGTTCCTGGTTCGATGCTGGACAGGTCAAACGCATCGTAAAATTCGTTTACTGCCTTCTGTCTACGAGATAGCTTTCTACGCTTATCCCACTGCTTTAGCGCAATGGAGATAAACCACTGGCCTGTTTTGAACATGATGAATAACCACCCCATCAGAGCGAGGCCAGTGTTTAGAATGTCCAGAATGCTCATGACTGCACTCCTTTGCGAAGCTGGGCGGTGAAGTCACCGCAGATAGTTGCTGCTGCATCAAGCCCAATTTGTTCGTCCTGATAGCAATTAATAATTGCATTGCTAATTTTCAGGCAAACGTCATCGACCGCGCTGGCCCGCACTTCAGCCAGAAAAGCCTGGTACGCAGGAATCTGCATCACAGCCAGTGAACGAATCATTTTCTGCACTTCTGGCGGGCATTTCTCATAGTGCTCATCTGTGATGAACACTGCCTCGTTGTGAATGACTTCAACTGCACTCAGCTCCGCAGCCAGCGCCGCGCATCTGGCTTCAAGTGCGGCATAGTCTTCGTAATCGACCATATCGCCATCGACACTCTCTACCACGTCGCAATGGCACGAATGCTCATCACAGGCCACCCACTCATAACGTTTTACGCTCATACCCCTACCCTCCCCCAAACCATCAATACTCTCTTCATAGCCGCGCTGTTGCGGCATTCCTGGCAGATCACGTTTGTATCTGTCCGCTGAATTAACTTCGACTTGCCATGCTTCATGCCCGGTATCGTGTCAGGGGCGAAGCGCATGCCGTAACTGGTCAGGCTATACAGGCGCTGGCCATATTTTCCTTCGCAGCTGATCAGGCCGTCGGCCAGCAGAGTGCTAACCGTGCCGGATATCTTTTTGGTATCCATGCCTATAAGCGCTGCCAGCTTGGCGTTGTTCAGCCCTGGGTTGTTGCGCAGGGCTGCCAGAACCTGCTCACGGATTGTTATGGTCATGTCACACCATCCCGTTCGACTTGTTGCGGTTGTACTTCGCCAGCAGCAGCTGGATCGGCGTCGGACCATGCTCGGCAGCCGGTGCTGCAATTGCCCGGCGTACCGGCGGCACTGGCTTACCCTCGGTGACGCGCTTCTCCCACATGTCCAGCAGATCGCCCGCCTCGCGTGCCAGCTCACCATGCGTTAACTGGCGCTCTGTGCTGCGGTGGCGCAGTTCAACGCAGATGTGGTACATGACCGGTTGCGACCAGGGGAATTGCTCGCTGGAGGTGAATTCGAAAGAACGGTTTCGCCAGTCCCAGTACTCGGCGATCACCTGGTCAACGGTGATGCCCAGCACCCCGCCACTCTGTTTGCACCAGGCGACGAACTGGCCCGGCGACGGCAGGAATGGGCGCTCCTGGCGGCGGGCAATGCGCATACCGGCATCAACCTGAGCCATGGTGTGGATCCCGTTCTCCTGAAACGCCAGCAGCCACTGACGGCGGAATTCGTTCAGGTCGTCCTGACTGCGGAAGTTCGCCATGCTGGCCGGGAACGCGGCGCGCAGCTCGTTGAACAGCTTGTTGAATACCTGAGCCACCTGCTCGACCGGCGCGCGCTCCTGGTACTGCTCTGGCAGGTTATGGGCTATGCGGCTCATCTGCTCGCGATCGTGGTTACGCATCTGCTCTGCAAGAGATTTCATCGGATCACCCCATAGGCCCAGTCAGTGTTGTTGAAGTCCAGATCCTGCTTAGCGGCGCGCTGCTCGCCACCCGCATTGCGCTGCATTGTCAGTTTGTCCCACTGCTTACGCAGGCTTTCCGGGCTCAGGATGTTGGTCTGCCAGAAGTGGTGTTTGCTTGCCCAGTCGTACAGCGCGCAGATGTCCTGGTGCGACCGGTTGTCTATCTGGCGCATCAGGCGAACGGTGTTAGACCAGGAGGTCATGTCCGGGGCTTTGCAGGTTGGGTTAATCAGCCTCACCCTGGAGGAAATCCACTTAGCGATCTCGAGGTCTTCAGCCGATCCCCACTTCGCACCGGATGGCGTGTAGACCGCAGCTTCAGGATGAGCTGATAAAAATTTCTTCAGACGTGCGTCAGAGGATTCGTCAGAATTCTCGGACGAAGATCTTTTAATACTGTTCTTGTTCTTGTATTGGGTGTCTACCGTTTTCGGGAAGGTTATTCCTGATTTCGGGAAGGATTTTCCCGTTTTCGGGAATTTTCTTCCCGTTTCCGGTTTGTCTAAAATCCAGGCTGAAAGGTCAGTGTTTACACCGACGATTTTCATCATGCCCTGCTTCTGTGAAAAGATGATTTTGCGTTCTGCGAGAGACTTAAGCGCGTCAGATACATGCGTATCGCTCAGGCCCGTAAGCTCAGCAATAACCGTATTTGTCACGCGGTCCTGTTTCTTGTTCCAGCCGTAGGTAAGCCAGATCACCGCCTCAAAACATTGCCATTCCCGGCCTGACAGTCTCAGGCGAGGCTTAAGCTGTTGGATCTCGTTAGCGACCTTGGTATACCCGTTCGACAGGTCGGCCATACGACCTCCCGGTTGTTCGGTTTTATTTGGGAAATTGATTATTTCAGCGGTGTTTGACATACTTACTCCCGTTACTTGGCGTAACACAGTGTGATAAGGGCCTTTGAAGTTACCGCTTCAAGGGCTTTTTCTTTTCTGGTGCCTCTCACATAACCCCCAGCATCGATGTGACCATAGCCATCAGCGGCGCGGTCAGGTCCGGGTCGACACGGAACATCTCTACAATCCCCTCACTGAGTTCCTTGAGCTTCTGGTGACGCGGAGCGTTCATCGCAACGGCCACTTTCGCCTCGCTCGTTTCCTTCTCAAGTCGAGCTAAGCGGGACATGAAACTGTCCTCGGGAAGAAGTCGATGGCGATACTCCAGAGGCAGAACGGCCAAGATTGCGGGTGTCAGCTGGCGCACGTTCTCGCGGTACTGTTCGGAGTCGAAACGGTTATCCAGGAAGCGGAACAGCTTCTGCCGCGCCCGGCTGATGTCCTCCGGGAAGCTGATGGCGGTCCCGCCCTGCTCCCGGTATTCGTTGATGATCAGCGCCGAAACGACGTCCTGATTGTCCAGCGCCGATGACCATGCACGGACCGCATCGCGGATCTTTTCGTGGTCTGGCGCCGCTTTAGCTTGAGCGCGGTTTATCATCGCTCCCGGGTGTATTCCGGTATTGTGTTGATACGCAAGTGAATGCATTGCTTTCCCTTTCGTGGTTAGGGCCGCCGTTAAGCGGCATGGTTCTCTGGGTGTGGAAACAGGTCGGGAAGATCAGGTCGAATTTCGTGTGCCTTAATCTCGCCACCAGTAGCGTTTACGATGGCTGTTACTTTTTCCGGAGATACGGAACCACCGTTAAGCCACTTGTGAACCGCTGGCTGGCTAACGCCGCAAATATCTGCGAGTCGCTTCTGGCTGCCAACGATTTCTAAAGCTCGTTGAATAACTTTGTTCATGGATTTTACCTATCCGATTACTGGATTAATGAAAAGATAACCCAAGTTATGGGTATTGTCCATAACCTTTGTTATTTTACTCTACATAACCTCGGTTATATATTGATAAGATGAAAACATTTGCAGAACGACTGAACGCGGCTATGTCGGCCGCTGACATATCTCAAGGACAGTTGGCTGATAAAGTCGGTATATCCCAGCCTGCAATTCAAAAGATGACATCAGGTAAAACGAGCGGCAGCCGTAAGATGGTCGAGCTAGCTCATGCTCTGGGTGTAAGGCCGGAATGGCTTAGTTCTGGAGTGGGGGAAATGCGGATTGATGGTAATGTGCCATCGGCGGCCCAACCGGTCTCGGAAACAATTGATGTCTTTCGGGTTGATGTTTTAGACCTGAAAGTAAGCGCTGGTCCGGGGTCTTTTATGATTTCTGAATTTGTTGAGGTCCTGCATGCTATTGAGTTCACAACTGAGCATGCCAGATCTCTTTTCGGGAACCGCACTCAAAATGATGTGAAGGTGATGACCGTAGACGGCGACAGCATGTGCCCGACAATACAGTCTGGCGATCGCCTCTTCTTTGACGTTTCAGTGAGGAACTTCAAAGTTGACGGGGTGTATGCGTTTGTCTTCGGGCAGCACTTCCACGTTAAGCGCCTGCAAATGCAGGGTCTGCAGCTGGCTGTACTTTCCGATAACCCGGCGTACAAAGACTGGTATGTGACAGAAGAAAATCAGGACCAGCTGTACATCATGGGTAAGGCGCTGATCCATGAGTCCATTGCTTACAACAAGCTTTGACAGCTGGGGCTTCTGCAAGGTGTTCTGGTCAGCGCATAGTTGGTAGCGGCCTGAAGAGACGTTTGGGTAGATGATTTTTATTTTTCACAGCAATAGGATGATTTATGACACAGTTTCAACTTGCGTTAATCGCCAGGGAAGTTGATGGAGAAGTCATCCATCTTCGCACCAAAGACGGATACATCAATGCCACCGCAATGTGCAAGTCTGCAGGGAAACTGCTTGCTGACTATACACGACTAAAAACAACACAAGATTTTTTTGATGAATTATCACGCGATATGGGGATTCCCATATCGGAGTTAATTCAATCATTTAAAGGCGGAAGAGCAGAGAATCAAGGGACCTGGGTTCATCCAGACATCGCAATTAATTTAGCGCAGTGGCTATCTCCAAAATTTGCAGTGCAAGTTTCAAGATGGGTACGTGAGTGGATGTCAGGCGAAAGAGCTCCTGCCGAACTTCCTATTCATCTTAAGCGGTATATGACAAACCGAGGCAGGGTTCCTCATACGCACTTTTCTATGCTTAATGAACTGACGTTTAACTTGGTTGCGCCACTTGAGCAGGCCGGATATACGCTGCCAGAAAAAATGGTCCCTGATATTTCAGAAGGTAGGGTTTTCTCGCAATGGCTCCGTGACAACCGGGGAATTGAGCCGAAGACATTCCCAACATATAACCATGAGTATCCAGATGGCCGGACTTTCCCGGTACGTCTATACCCAAACGAATATCTTGCAGATTTCAAACAACACTTCAATGAAGTGTGGCTGCCTCAGTACGCTCCTAAATATTTTGCTGAACGAGACCAAAGGGCTTTGACGCTGATTGAGAAAATCATGCTGCCTGATCTTGATTCCTAAATGCCACAACCCGGCCACCGCGCCGGGTTTTTTATTGCCCACCCATAAAGCTATCCCCCATTCTGCCGATAACTATCCAGCCTGAAGCTGATAACAATAACTATCGCAACACTACCTGCCCGCCCGTGCGGGCTTTTTTATTGCCCTTTCCGCACTATCTCCGCCGCATCCCTGTTCACGCCCTTCCCTATCTCGTTTCCTGTTTCCTTCCGGTACTGCTCCAGCTTGTCGATGATGTTTTGCTGGGTCATGGGTAAATCAGCCAGTGACAATTCCATCACCGCCCGCCCCATCGCCTGAATTTTCATGCTTATACGCTCTTCATCCAGAACCATGCACATCCCTCCTGCTGTTTTTGTGAGCATAGCACTCATGATTTACAAAAATAAATTCATTTAGTTATCATTAATTTATAACTTATGTGATTGATATTATAAATTAGGTTATTGCCATCACTCATAACTAAGGTTATCTTTAATCCATCGAAACGAAACATCGATAGCTGAGCGAAGTTAGCCAGCGGCGAAGTGGAGATTCGGTCAGTCGAACGGCGCGACAGTAAACCATGCGTCGGACCATAGGCGGGCTCAGGAAGAGCGGCAATTATGGCAAAGCGAATAAAAAGATTTATTCCAGTCCATTCGAAGCTGAGTGGGCTGTGCTGAATCAACCCACGCAACAAAGGAGCTTCTATGCGACGGCAAAGCTATATCGCTCACAAATAATCGGTACCACAAATGCTTTCGGAAACCCCGGCGTTGTCGGGGTTTTTGGTGAGTGCTTTGGGCTGGCAGACGGTTATCAGCTAGTTGGTGAGGTAATGGCTCACCAAGGCGACGACGGCCTTCCCTGCTTCATTGTGGGGAGCCAGCACCAAAGCATTTCTCCCGCATCGGCGGGTAACGACAGAGGATAAGGCGATGGATTTTAAGAAAGGAGATGTTGTTACGTGGTCAAGCCAGGCCGCGGGTAACGGCTTCAAGGCGCCGGCAGAGAATATGCACCCGATGGTTGAAGCGGCTATCGACGCCGTGAAGCTGGCCTGTGGCCGGATGGTGCCGAAGAAGAAGGCAATCGAGGTCATCTCAGGAACATCTTTCGCCGGATTGGTGACTGACTGGTATCCGGACAACCGCATTCACGAATGCCCTCCCAGTGACGAGCGTGCCAACATTCGAAGCGCAACTCCTCTGGGCTTTGCGAAAGCAGTTTTTCTTTCGAATGCCCCTCATCTCAACATGAAACGGGAGGCCGCATGACGCCAGAAACAGACAACGCCATCCGCGCCGCCTGCCGCCGATGCACCGAGGAAATCAAGCAGGCCATGCGCAAGAAGCCAAAGCCTAACTGGAACGAAACGGTGCCTCCCATCATCAACAAGCATCACAAGAAAATTGAAGCTCTGGGGGTTAGCCTCCTTGAGTTTGTCGTTTACACAGGGCGGCTTAATCGCCGCTTCGGAGCAGAACAATGAGCAAGGTAACTTTTGTCGTAGATTTTGAGGACGGGAAAGAGCCAGCAGTGCATTCCCGCATGAACATTCTCGGCGGAGAGCTGGCGGCAGTTACGTGGAAAGATGCAATTAAATCAGAGGTTGTTTCAGTTAAAGATGGCCTACCTTCCCCTAATCAGCAGTGTTTGTTATTTGACGCCAACGGTGAGGGCTGGGTCATTGGCTGGCGCTCAGTTTGGCTTTCAGAGTGCATGACTGAAACAGGTGACTGGGAATGGAGCTATCAGATCGAGAGCCTGGATGATGAGGAAATGAAAATTACTCATTGGGCACCCACTCCTCCGGTGCCAGAGGCATGAAGGCACTGATCACCGGGTCGCTAAAGCGGCCTTTTTTATTGCTGGCGTTCACCTTCAACCGCATTAATCGACTCTTCGAGGAATAACTATGGACGAAATGACACAGGAATTTAAAGACTGGTACGAAAAAGAAACTGGATGGTGTGTAGAAGATGCACCCTCAGACGATGTAACAGCGCTTATCTGGCTGGCATGGAAAGCTGGAAAAAAGGCTGGTGAAGGCTTGAAGGAGTGAATCATGACAGCAGAGATTATTGACCAGGCGAATGAACTGGCTCAGCAGCGCATCGACATGGCTATTGCCGCTCACCGACTGAACCACAACGCCGTGTCAGCTGAGCATTGCGCTGAATGCGGGGAGGATATTCCTGAGCCGAGGCGCGCTGCCGTTCCCGGCTGTCAGACGTGCGCTGAGTGCCAGGGCGTCATCGAGCTTAAGAATAAGCAGAGGGGGCTGTAATGCAGCAGGCAATTTTAGATATGTGCTGCGGGTCGCGCATGTTCTGGTTCGACAAGCAGGACGAGCGCGCGGTGTTCAGTGACATCCGCGCAGAGCAACATGAGCTTTGTGACGGTCGCCAACTGGTAATTAGTCCGGACCTTATTGCTGATTTCCGCGCCCTCCCCTTTGCCAATAACACTTTCCCTGTCGTCGTGTTCGATCCGCCGCACCTCGAGCGTGTCGGTGATAACGCATGGATGGGGAAAAAGTATGGGCGGCTTAACAAAGAAACATGGCGCGATGATTTGCGTGCAGGCTTTGCCGAAGCGTTCAGGGTGTTGTGGCCACACGGTGTGCTCATCTTCAAATGGAACGAAACGCAGATCCCGGTAAGCAATATTCTGGCGCTTACCGACGAGAAGCCGGTCATCTGGCAGCGCACCGGTAAGTCAGATAAAACCCACTGGGTGATTTTCGTCAAAGGTGGTCCAAATGTTCAGGATAATCCAGCCTAATACCTGGTACGCCGATCCCCACGGCGCGCCCTGCAAAATCCTCCGCTCTACCCACGAAGTAATCCACTACATCCGCAACGGTCGCACCTGTATCGCCAGCATGGGCCGCTTTAACCAGGATTTCGAGCCGCTGACCAAAGCACAGGCCGAGCGGATCGCCGAAGAAATCGAAACAGCAGAGCACCTGAAGAAGCTGCGCGCCCAGCGCGCGGCATGAGGAGAGAGCGTGAAACCTTACGAATCGAAGAAATCACAGTTCACCAGAAACCTGATCCGGCGGCGCCACGCTGAATGGTCAGAAAAGACCTTCGGTAATGTCGGCCCCATCGGACCGCTGAAGCACCTTTCGAAAGAGGCGCTGGAAGCTGCCGCCGATCCCGGCGACCTCAGCGAATGGGCTGATATGCAGTTCCTGCTATGGGACGCGCAGCGGCGCGCCGGTATCACCGATGAGCAAATCACCGAGGCGCTGGAAGAAAAGCTGAAGGTGAACATGACCCGCCACTGGCCGGAACCGAAAGACGGTGAGCCGCGTCTTCACATCAAACCATGACGCAACTGATAGCCAGTTATGAGCTGGCTATTGGGTGCGAAAGCACTGCCTCACATCCCTTGATGTTATTGCCGCCTACGGGCGGCTTCTTTTTGCCTGGAGAAAACCATGAGCGACATTATTCAGCTGGTACCGAATAAATGGGTCACAGAGGAACTTTTAACTGCGACAACCGGCATGTCAAAGCACATGATTCAGCATGCCCGCCGGTCTACCTGGATGGAGGGAAAGCATTATCGCCATGTTGCCCCTGATATGGCACCTAAGCAAAACAGCCCAATCATGTATAACCGCGATGAGATAAACCACTGGATCGAGCACCAAAGCCCAGCGAAACGCCGGAGAATATCTGCTTAAATGTCCTTTGGCACATCAAACGAGGAATGATTATGGCAGCATACCCAACAGGCGTAGAGGTTCATGGCGAATCGTTACGCATATGGTTCATATATCAGGGGAAGCGTGTCAGGGAAAATCTCGGCGTTCCTGACACGCCAAAAAACAGGAAAATGGCAGGCGAACTTCGGGCTTCAGTCTGCTTTGCGATAAAGACAGGCACATTCAATTATGCCTCGCAATTCCCTGATTCATCGAACGCAGAGAAATTCAGCACTGTCAGAAAGCAAATCTCACTACTTGAACTGAAATCGAAATGGCTTGGGCTTAAGGAGATGGAGCTTAGCCTCGGGACGTTGAGGCGTTACGATTGCCACCTCACAACCACTATCGAAACAATTGGTGAGCACAGGTATATCGGCAGCCTGAACACTGAAGATATCCTTAGTGCCAGGAAGGAGCTACTGAACGGCTGGCAGAAGACCAGACATGGCCTAAATCATCCACCCAAAAAGGGAAGAAGCGTTCCTACAGTCAATAGCTATATGGCATGCCTTGGCGGGATGCTGAGCTTTGCTTTCAAAAGTGGCTACCTGAAAACCGATCTGATGGCAGGTATTACCCCTCTCGCAAAAGAAAGACCCATTCCAGATCCTCTTACTTCTGATGAGTATCAGAGAGTGGTTGCGGCCTGCCCAACGCTACAGTTTCAGAATATGGTTATCTTTGCGGTAAATACAGGTGTCAGGCATGGCGAACTAAGCGCGTTATCCTGGGAGGATGTGGATACTGTCAACTGGACTGTTAAAGTGTCACGGAACTATTCCCTGAAGGGAAACTTCACCCTGCCAAAAACCAACGCCGGGATTCGAACAATACAGCTGACCCAGCCAGCAATTGATGCACTCAAGGCGCAAATGCCACTGACCAGAATGATGGCATCCCACAAGGTAAGCGTCAGCCTACGGGAATACAAAAAAAAGAGAACCGATGAATGCACCTTTATATTCTCGCCGTCCATTACTTCAGTGAACGGTAAGAAGACGATGTGCTACGTCCCCGGATCCATTAATTCAGCCTGGCGCACTGCCCTGCGTCGTGCAGGCGTCCGACAAAGACGGTCTTATGAAACCAGGAACACATATGCGTGCTGGGCACTGGTCGCCGGAGCGAACCCAAATTTCGTTGCGCACCAGATGGGCCATTCGTCAGCGCAAATGCTATTCACGGTTTACGGTAAATGGATGACCGAGAATAACCATGACCAGGTGGGCATTTTGAACGCATCATTTACTCAAAATGCCCCACTGATGCCCCATAGAAAAACCGCATAACCTTAACTATCTGATTTAACATATTAATATCACTTCAATCATGATTCATCTGGATGAGCAAGGTCGGCTCTTTTGCCTTTAGCTTCCTGCCGGTAATGTTCTGTATCGCCATTCCTCTGGGTCTGGCGCGCGAAAATAAAGGCGTGGCGGCGTTTGCGGGCTTCGTTGGCTATGCGGTCATGAACCTTGCGGTTAACTTCTGGCTGACTGCCAAAGGGATCCTGCCCACGACCGACGCGGCGGTACTGAAAGCCAATAACATTCAGAGCGTGATTGGTATTCAGTCCATCGATACCGGGATCCTTGGAGCCGTGATCGCGGGGGTGATTATCTGGATGCTGCACGAGCGCTTCCACAACATCCGCCTGCCCGATGCGCTGGCCTTCTTCGGCGGGACCCGCTTTGTGCCAATCATTACGCTGGTTGTGATGGGTCTGTTTGGTCTGATCATCCCTCTGATTTGGCCGATTTTTGCCATGGGGATCACCGGTATCGGCCGCATTATCAACGGCGCGGGTGATTTCGGCCCGATGATTTTCGGTACGGGTGAACGTCTGCTGCTGCCATTTGGTTTACAGCATATACTGGTTGCCCTGATCCGCTTTACCGAAGCCGGCGGTACCATGGACGTTTGCGGTCATTCCGTTAGCGGTGCGCTGACCATCTTCCAGGCCCAGCTGAGCTGCCCGACCACTCACGGCTTCTCTGAAAGTGCGACGCGTTTCCTCTCTCAGGGTAAAATGCCTGCCTTCCTCGGCGGCCTGCCGGGCGCAGCGCTGGCGATATACCACTGTGCCCGTCCGGAAAATCGTCATAAAATTAAAGGTCTGCTGATCTCCGGCGTTATTGCCTGCGTGGTGGGCGGTACGACAGAACCTATCGAGTTCCTGTTCCTGTTCGTAGCGCCGGTACTGTACCTCATCCACGCCGTACTGACGGGCCTGGGCTTTACCGTGATGGCTGTGCTCGGTGTGACCATCGGTAACACCGACGGTAACGTGATTGACTTCGTGGTCTTCGGTATCCTGCACGGCCTGTCCACCAAGTGGTATCTGGTGCCGGTTGTGGCCGCCATCTGGTTCGCGGTTTACTACGGGATCTTCCGCTTCGCCATCACCCACTTTAACCTGAAAACGCCTGGCCGCGATACCGATACGGCCACCAGCGTTGAACAGGCGGTAGCCGGTACCGTTGGGAAATCCGGATATAACACGCCGGCTATTCTGGCGGCGCTGGGCGGTGCGGATAACATTACCTCTCTGGATAACTGCATCACCCGCCTGCGTTTGTCGGTGGCGGACATGTCCAAAGTGGATACCAACGCACTTAAAGCTAACCGGGCTATTGGGGTGGTACAGTTAAATCAACACAATTTGCAGGTCGTCATTGGCCCGCAGGTACAGTCAGTGAAGGATGAGCTGGCAACCCTGATGCGAACCGTCGAAGCCTGA